CAGCTCCTCGTAGGGTGATATCGGCGGCAGGTCATCAGCTATCGGATCTAACATTATTTTCCTCCACTGGTATGTATAATGAGTTTTCAGTTTCAAGTATTCCTAAATCAAAATTGACCCATTTTAATCTACTAGTGATCACCTGACCTGGGGGTAGCTTCGGGTGATCAGTAGCGTTCACAATCGCATAGTACCCCTCACTTGTTTGGCGTATGGTGCAGCCCCCAGTGTAGTGCACCACAAACTTATATCCATCGAGTGAAGGATCCTCCTCAAATTCATTTAATAGTTCTGCTATTTCCTCTTTATGCACCTTCTTCTCCTTGTGGCGCCCTTGGTTGCGCTTTGGGTTGGCTATCATGTCCCTTGCTACGGGGTTGCGCGGTTTCATCGTATCACCTCCACCTCGTGTGGCGTCTCTAGCCACACGCGCGCGCCACATGACAGCGGTTTGTCGGGTGAGTAGACCACCTTGGACTCGCCCTTGATGGCCACCTCATGCGCATACGTGTTGCTCTTATACGTCTTCACCGTTAACACAGGCAGCGTGTCGCCCGTCTTAGCATTATGTCGGACATTATGCTGATTTACATGCACTATCGTCTTCATTGTTTGTTCTCCGCTTCTAGTTCGCGCATGTCCATCGCCACATCAGCGACCCCGTGCCAGTCACACCGCGCGATCATCACATGCAAATACTCAATCAAAATAGCGCGTTGAACTTCATAGCTTGAATAGTCTTTCATACGTTGTCATCCTTTAGTTCGGCGCCTGATAGTGCGCGCATTTCTGTTAAAAGTTTACCCAGTGGTTCTAACTTCAGTGCCCTACAACAGTTAATCGTAATCGGGTTGAACATCCTGCCCGAGTCAGACTCCTCTACCACGTCCAAGTATTTATCAAAAAACTCTTTTACCGCGAGTCGTAGTTGATCGCCTTTCTTCTGACCTACGCGATGGCCGTTGATCCATGCGTCTGCTTCACCTGCCGTGTACTCTTGGTTCATTATGTATCCTTTCATCCATGCGGATTCTACTGGAATTGTGTTTGATATATCTATATTCCATTCGGTCGTGCTGTTTTTGATCACTGGGTCGCTCATTTGCACCACTCCAATAAAGCCAAAAATTCGCCTGTTAATAAACCAAAACAAAATCCAACGCAGATACCCATGAAATAAATTTTCATAACTCCTCCCCGTTCTTCTCGGCTTCTTCGTTTAAGCCTCGTATAGCGTCAGCTGCGTGGTCATACGCCGCCGTGACCAGTTGACTGTGCCACCTCGCTAGGCTGTTGCATAGCTTGGCGTTCTCCTCCTTCTCTGCCGCACGACCCGCTAACCAACCCTCCCACGCCCAGTACGCCGGAGTCATTCGCGTGAACGGATTGTCTTCGTCATTAATTTCTCCGTTCCACCACTCATTAAATTTTGGATCTCTTGGCCATTCAGCTTTAGTCATGACTGCCCCCTTGCGCGGATTTGATCTGCTAGTGTTGTCCTTGGCATGCCGTTACAACACCAATACTCTGCTATATCGGCACAATCTTTGCGCTCTGCTGCTGCGACTAGATTAATAAATTTCTCAAGTTCATCCATGTGTACGCCATCGCAGTATGGGGATACAATCTGATTAAGATTTTTGCTGTATTCAATTCCAGCCTCTTCCACTAATCGGATAATGTCACTTTGTGTCATTTTGGTTCCTCGCTATCATCATGGCGTCAGCCGCCTCATAAGCGGCTTTTGCATACACCAGTACGTCTCTGTTCGGTATTGTGTCTGTGCTTAACAAGGCCTGCACTATTGCCGTGGCAAAGTAATCTCGCAGGTCCATGCCCTGTTGGTTTAGCCCCGTCATATTTGATAATGGAAATGCTTTCATAGCTCCCTCGCTTTCACTAGTGCCTCAAATGTGTGCCACATGCGCTTGAACTTGTAGTCGTACACTGACGCCAGTGCATCAAGGTCGTCAACTGTCGTGCCCATCTCGTACATCACGTGGATGTCGTCCACGATCTGCCAACACTCTAACATCTGCTGCTCTAAGTCGAATCGGTCTGTTGTCATTTTGATATCGCTTTATTCGCGCCCTCGTTGGTTGTTAAATAATTAATCATTCGCGTTCTTCTCCCGTAGCTTAGCTTCAATATCTTCATAAATTGCCCTTCCTGAAAAGGCACCATGAAAATGAAAATCTGATATTTCTTGTATTTCTTCTGCTGTCAAACTTACCCACTTGGTGCGGTACCACTCCTTCTCAGAGTATAGCAGTCTAATGGTGTGCGCGGCCATCTCCCTTGCTAATTTGGAAACGGCTCCAATGTCTTCAAGCTCGTCTGCTCGTCTCAGTGCTTCAGGCTGTTTGTCAGTCATGGTGGTCTACCTCCTCGGCTAATCTGTCGTTGTTCAATGCATCTAGGCTGATTGGTTGGCGGTGGGATACCAGTAGCAAGTCGCGGACTTGCGTGTCAGACAGTCCAGAAGCCTCTACAAGCTCTTTTTGGGTGGGCTCCCTACCGAGGCCTTGGGTGAGCTTCGTTTTCGCCTTGTAGAGCCTCCTGATGCCTTCTTGGACGTTTACTGGGATGGCGATCAGGTGCTCTTGGTTCTCGATTGCGCGAAATACCTTGCTGTAGATCACGCCCCTTGCATATGTGGCAAGTCGATGTGTCGGCTTCCACGTCCTGATGGCGCCCATCAACGCGATGTTGGCCTCTTGTATCAGGTCCTCCCTGGTCATGGAACCGGACAGGTTCCAGTGGGGGAGGCGCTTAACTATGTAGACGGCCAGTCCCAGGTTGGAGAGCACCAACTGCTCAAAGGCCTCCTCGTCACCGTGCTCGACCATCCTACGGTGTAGCTCCTTCTCTTCATCGAACGTCAATAGCGGTTGCTTTTTTGTCATGTTTTATTCCAGTAGGCCTTTGTATATTTAAAAGGCTATGTTAAAAGGGTGTACGGCTGTTCAGGTTGTCGGGGTATGTTCACTCTATTTTATATTTTTAATTTTAAAAAATAAAAAATAAAAAATAAATAGAATAGACCCCGACAACCTGAACAGCCAGACAAAATCAATGACTTAGCTAACACTTTGTCAGGAACTTTACAAAATGTTAATTGTCAATAAAGCAAAGTAGTATCAAAAGGGTAACGGCACTCATGCGATAGTTGCCAAAAAACAAAATGGTGCAGAGCGCAAGACCGATGGTTGGTAAATAGCTAATCATGTCGAAATCCTAATAGTTTTACCCGCAGGTATGGCACGTAGACAGCGGTCAATAACCTCACCCCGAGTAGGGGCAAGGTAGGTGCGACCAGTCCTCAGTAAGACTAACTGCCAGAGTGATAACTCTGGCTCGTACTTCAGGTGGGCGCTGATGATCATGCTGTGTACTCCTTACCATCGATACGCAGGCTGCGTATAGTGTCGCGGTTGATCGCACGGTAGCCGTCGTTCTGTACATCAAAAATCGTGATGTACTGGTTGGGGTCCAGTGTGGACGTGCCGCCCTTTAAGCGGCTAGTAACACCGAGACGACCCACCAACACACGCTCACTGCCGTCCTTCTTGATGAAGGTCACGGAAATGAATTTACCATTGGACTGCTCGATTAGATCTGTAAGCTTGCTCATGCTGTTCTCCTTAGTTGACTGGTTAACTGTTTTGGTGCTGCTATCTATATGGTCAAACGGCACCATTTAAAAACCCATTAGCAAATAGATAATGACAAATATGAAACCGGCGATGCAAAAGCCAGTGACCATTGAGTCGGGGTCCAACCCACTGGACTCATTACCCTGCTGCGTGTGTATGGGGTTGGCCCAACTGTGGTAGGTGCACTCTTCACTGGTGCGGGGGGTTCTAAAATATGACTGTTTCATGGTGTGCTCCTTAATTGTCGTAGTGGTCGATGTAGTTGGCGATTACACACAAGCAGCCTGCAATCAGGCCGTTTGATGCGTGATATTGTATGTCAGGCTCGCTCTCGTGCCAAGCCACAAAATTTTCAGGGAACAGCTCAGACTTGGCAAACTTGACCCTATGTTTCTGTAACAGGCGTAATCCTGGATCTGCCTCACTGGACCATGGTTGTGCCCATGTGCCTTCGATCACCGCGATGATGTAATCAAGCTTGCTCAATACTACTTTGTTATCGATTACCATCTTGCTTCTCCGATCTGCTCAAATAGTGGTTTGTTGTAGTCAGGCACCACCTTGGTGGGTGGGTGGTACTTGATCAGGCCCTGGTCGATCATGTCCGTAGCAGTGCGCCCGAACCAACCTTGTAGGCGCCACGCGAGGCCGCTGTCCACTAGGAACTGCCACGCCTCGATGACCTGCTCTTCTGATTCGGGGGCCTCGAAGCCCTCCGCGATACCGACTGCTAGGTAGGGTGTCATGCTGTCTCTCCTTTGTATGTGATGTAGCTCTCTGGTGAATTGCACTCGAAGCAGAGTGATATCGTGTTGTCTGAGTATGGATCGTTGACGTACTCAATCTCGTCCCACTCAATCACGTCCTTGCAGCACTCGCACTGCGCTTTGGTCTTGGTTTCCATGATATTACCTTTCTGCCTTAGCGGCTTTTTCTCGTAGGTTTTCTTCAATGTAATTGCGGCAGTTGTCTGACATGCCTGCCTCGATGTCTGGTACTGCGTTGCCGTCCATGTCGTACAAGGACCATACGACTTCGGTGTATCCGTAGTAGTCCACGTCGCTGTCCCAACTGTTGCGGTTGGGCCTCTGGTGTGTGTAGTTGGTGCTGATTGCTTGGTACTCGGTACCGCACGGTGCTTCGTAATGCGCAACTATTGGTTCTTGTTTCATGGTGTGCTCCTGTTGTGTTTGTGTGCACTACATACATATGGTCAAACGGCACCATTTAGAGATTGTACCCAGTGATTATCTCCAGAACGTACTCGCGTTTTGATACTCGACGCGCGTATCCGCTGTGGCTTGGGCACCCACAGCAATCGTGCTCATGTTGGCAATATGAGTACGTGAAGTGCCGCCCGATTAAATTGCTGAGATCCTTGCTCTTGGCCGATACAGGCGCCACGACTCGCGTCATGTACGACTTACCATCGCACCCGTCATCGCGGGTCACGCGGCCCTTCAGTAGCTTTAGGGTGATTGTATTTTCGCAATCGTCGTCTGTGTATATTTCTAATGGTGTCATGGTGTGCTCCTAGTATACGAATTGATCTGCTTCATCGAAAAAGGCGTTTACGCTGCTATCCATCACGGTCTCGTCAGGTTCCAGGCCATACAGGCTAACCACCGCCTTGCCTACTACCTCGCCGTCCTTATCGCGAATGGTCAGGAACGCCTCTTCAACCGACTCTATGGCCTCGATGATATCCTTGTAGCTGCTGCTGCGTACAGCCTGCCACTCTTCACCGTCGAACACGCTGACGGTGCACTCTTTGTTTAATGCGAATTTGATAAGTTGCTTGCATGCGTTTTTCATGGTGTGTGCTCCTGATTAGATTTGTGTTTCGGTCTTGGTGCCGGTGAATCCTTCATCGCTGTTGTATATCCAACGATGCGCTTTACTGATTAGCTCGAACGGGTCATAACCCTCGAATCGGTAGAGCAGTTTGCCACGGTAGCAAATATCTAAGACCATGTGTGAGGTCCCGTAGGCTCTATAGATTTTAATGGTCGCTGTTTTTGTCTTTATCATGGTGTGTGCTCCTATTAGTTGACGATTAAATTCACAATCTGCTAAACCATGCTGTTGCATTTCTTGTAATAAGCTCATTTGTCTGTGCTCCTATTATTTGAATGATTTATAAAAACTTATGAACTCTGCTTTGTTGGCACGGGCGATCACGAAAAATTCTACGATCTCGCCCTCTTTGTCGCCGACCTCAGCGCAGTTGGTACTGGGGTAGCCGCTGCCACTCAGTGCATCTGAGATGGCCTCCACGGCGTCAGCGCCGCCCTCTATGGCCATCAGCACCGTGCCGCGAGGTATGTCTGCACCGTGCTTGCTAATTTCGTATGCTTTCATAATTATCTCCCCAGTGCTTTGTTGATATAGTCGTCAGCAAATATGCTGAAACCGCCGATGTTCCACTTTATTACGTCCTGTGGCTTGCAGCTCTGCTTCCAGTCATAGACGCTAACCACGGTGCCGTCAGCGAACTTCAGGCGCCACTCTGCCTGCGTCTTGTAGTCGTCGCCGCGCTCTGGCTCACCGAAGGCATCTACTAGGTCCCAGTAGCTTGCCTCAATGTAACCCTGCAGTGATGTGCCGTCGGTGTTTGCGTGTGTTGTGAATTGCATGGTGTGCTCCTGTTATGGTTGTGAAGTTGTGCTGCATATACATATGGTCAAACGGCACCATTTAGCTCTTCGATGAATTTTGTTGCGCTATCGATATCGCGGCGGATACCGCGAATGGTAATTTCCAATGCGATGCGGCTCACGCGCTTTTTACTGACCAGTGCGAGCAGGTCGTCAGTGTAGTGCGAATTCAGTGCACCGTAAGCGATATGGGCTCCGGTCTTGGCGTTGCCTGCCTCGACCAGTGCATCGATCTGCGCGTCAGTGATTTTTTTCTGGGCCCAGATGCCGTTCTGATTGAAGCAGTGGAACAGTGCTCTTTCCTTGTTACTCCACCCGCGTTGTACTTCGGTTGCTGTATTCAGTATTTTGTCAATTTTGCTCATGGTGTGCTCCGTGGTTGTTGGTCTCATCAGTGGCAGCCTGACTGCCAGACCGGCTCACGCCGGTTTCGACCTTATTTGAACAGGGCCAGTAGCTGCTCGGTGCCTGCCTCCCTAGTAGCAGGCAGGTCAGAGCGCCACAGGTCCGCCGAGTTGCGCAGGTTGCTAATAATGTATAGCAGTGCCGCTGCGTTCGTGCGGTCCTTGGAACCGGCAGGCGACAGCGTGATAGCGATGGTGTTAAGCTTCTCGGCTGTGTCTTCAATGCTGCACAGGTCTTTGTATGTGAATAGTGGGCTCATTGTAATTCTCCTATGGTGTGTGTATTGGTCTCATCAGCACTGGCCTAACCAGTGGACCGGCTCACGCCGGTTTCGACCTTACTTTTTTAAAGACTCTGCTGTTAACCCTTGAGCTAATTATTTATTCATGGTGTGCTCCTATGATCTGGTTCCTGCCGCCGCCCTCGCCTGTCAGCCAGTCGTAGAGGTCGAATGCGTCCTTGTAGTAGATCTCCTGCTTGACCACTGGCTCGTACTCGCCGAACGCTGTCTCGAGTTTCTGGAGCACTTCCTTTTTAGTCTTACCAATGATGCTGTAAGTCTCACTGTCATCGGTGCGAACTGCAATCCATACTGTTAGCTTTGCCATGGTGATTCTCCTGTTTTGGTTGTGTTTGTGTGCCTTACATATATATGGTCAAACGGCACCATTTAGAACTTGATGAAGTAGGCAGGATCGAATCCGCCCCACTGCGCTGCGCGCTGTCCTACCAGTGCACCGACGCGCTGCTCTGGTGTGTAGACTGCTACGCAGTCCTGCTCCAGTATGTCGCTGATAGCAAGCGCTTCAGCATACACACGCTTCGGTGCTGTCTGGAACGCTGCGACAAGTGTCTGCTCTGTAGCTGACTGCTCGATCCTATACTCCACGAAGGCGAAGCGGCTGCGCAGTAGTACCAGTGCATACTCAGCGCGCGCTGTTAGCTGCTCTGGTGTGCTGGTTGTGTTGGGTACTTCTAAACCGATGTTAATTTGGTATTGCATGGTGTGCTCCTAGGTTGTTTATCAGGTCTTACATATGTATGGTCAAACGGCACCATTTAGCCTAGACACGATTCCACTGCTTAAAAATTAGGCAGTGCCGATTTTTTAGTATCTGAGCCCCCCACCACACAGTCATATCGCGCACGCGTTGGTCTGCTAATGAGTCATAAGCCTGCGTTATGACTCATTAGTAATACAGTGACTCACCAGTCAGGCACGGTTCTTGCCTTAGCATATTGCGTGCCAGCCACCGCCCCAGTGAGTGCTCACTTCGCCAACTTGGTGCGCCCCAGTGAGTGCTCACTAACCTGGCCGGCCAAGCTGGCACAGATCTTGCTTCGAAGTGAGCGCTTACTTCGCCGGCTGCGTGGGCTCGGCACAGATCTTGCCTTAGCAAGAAGCGTGCCATGTTGGCAGGCATAAATCTTGCCTTAGCAAGTTCCGTGCCAGACCGGCGGCTTGTTAATTAGGCAACACCCCGATTTGGGTCCCATCGGCGGGGCGGCTAGGGGGGCCCCCACAGAAAGCAAGTTTTTTACAAACGCCCAGTTTACAAAAAAGCACTTGCCTAATTTTTTTTTTATAATTTTTACAACACACTAATTTGTTAATATGTTAAGTTCCTGACAAAAGTTGCGCTAAGTCCTTGATTTTGTCTTGCTGTTCAAGTTGTCAGAGTATATTCTATTTATTTTATTTTTTTAATTCAACGCGAAAAAAATATCTATAAAGAGCAAACATACCCCGACAACCTGAACACCCAGACTGTGCTTGGGTATATTTTGCTCTGGTTTGAAATAAATGCAATAGTTGGCGTCTAGCGTGAGTTACTGCTATTTGGGCGTAATCGGGTGAATAAATGGGTATATCAGATTACACATGGGAATAGACGCGCGACTCCCATTGCCTACGACAGCCGGATGGCTGCCAGCTGGACAACTCCAGGCAGGCGATGTGGTATTCAGTTACACAGGGTATCCAGTTAAGGTCGTTTCGATCCAGAGATATACGCCGGCGGCGTGTTATAAGATCTGGCTCAAAGACGGGCTGACACTGGTGGTAGACGCACGCACTGGAATTCCTGTGTTTGACCGCAAGGCTAGGAACCAGCTGCATTTGTGGACGCGCACCACTTACCGCCACGAAGACTCGTATGTCCAACCACTAAGTCCTGAGGCCATCCTCACATGGGAATTTGGTTGGTGCAGGATCCCAGTCTGCCAACCGCTACGACCCCCGCACAGAAGCCTACCCGTTGAGCCGTATGAGTTTGCGCGCTGGATGTTTGACCGCAGCGAGAAACGCCGGCGCAATCGAACTGACATCACCCGCGAACTGATCGAGCGGTATCCTACCATTCCAACCCACATACCCGAAGAGTATTTGTTTGCGTCGTTTGAACAACGACTGGCGTTCTTGCGCGGTATCCTGAGCGTTAGAACCAAGGCCTTTAGCAAAAGCAATTGTCTTTTCAAAATAGATGTGGCCGACAGGCGGCTGGCTCGGCAAATACAGGGGCTGGTCGAATCGTTTGGGATTAAGACGTACATTGTCAACGCAAGAACAAACTACCGGTTTAGGGTTTGTTTCAAAACCATACTGCGGCTGTGCGAGGACCAAGACATCCCTAAGAATGTTAACGAGCTGGAATATCGGCGGATTATGCAAATTGAAAAGATAGCACCAAGAGAGTGCGTGTACATTAAAACGGATGACCCCAACAACACAATTTTGGTAAGCGAAGGCTACCTAGGAGTTTCATTATGACCCCAAACCAAGAGAAGATACTTAAAGAGTTTGCCGAGAAAAATAAGGGCTGGCCTAAGGAGGCCCTTGACCAAGCCCTATGGAAAGTGCGATGGGCGTTGTCTGCACTACCCCACCAGCAAGAACCAGAGGACGGCGAGTACGACACCTTCTTGCTACTGGCGGGTCGTGGATCTGGCAAGACGCACACCGCGTCGAATTGGATTGGGTTGCGCGCGGCGGAGTTTCCTAGAACCCGTTGGTTGGTGACGGCGCCAACGTCAAACGACATCCGAGCCACCTGCTTTGAGGGCGACTCAGGGTTGTTGAATATCATTCCGGCGTCACTGATCAAGGACTACAACAAGTCGCTGTTTGAGTTGACGTTGAAAAATGGCTCGTTGATCCGCGGCATCCCTGCCTCAGAGCCAGAGCGTTTCCGTGGTACCCAGTGGCATGGTTGCTGGATGGACGAGTTGTGTGCGTTCGAATACATTGACGACGCGTATGATCAGATTCAGTTTACGTTGCGTTTGACAGACCCGCGTATTCCGCGTGTTCAGAGCATTATAACCACCACGCCAAAACCGCTGGAGCTCATCACTGACCTGAATGAGGGAAAAATTGGTGGCGACGTGTACGTATCGCGTGCTTCGTCATACGACAACAGGAAAAATCTTTCTGGAACCTTCTTTAAACAGCTCGAAGCCTATGAAGGCACAGATTTAGGCAGGCAAGAGATCTACGGCGAGATCTTGGATCCTGAGAATGCGGGTATTGTGAAGCGAAAATGGTTCCGCATGTGGCCGTCAAAGAAAGAAACGCCGACGTTGGAGTACGTTTTGGCCTCATATGACCCAGCAACGAGCGAAAAAACGCACAATGACCCCACCGCGTGCGTAGTTTTGGGTGTTTTTGATCGAGAAGACGCTGGAACGTGCTGTATTTTGCTAGATTCTTGGGATGATCACCTGTCTTACCCAGAATTACGCCGAAAAGTACGCGATGATTACCGCGAGGTGGTGTACGGTGCCGATAATACGTTCGCAAAAGGCAAAAAAGCCGACTTAATTTTGATGGAAGACAAGTCGGCGGGTATTTCGTTGATCCAAGAGCTGCAAGGCGCTGGTTTACCAGTCAGAAGCTACAACCCAGGGCGTGCTGACAAGGTGCAGCGTATGAATATTGTGGCTCCGTTGATTGCCAAGGGTAAGGTGTTTGTACCAGAAGACCCTAACGCACCTGGAGAGGTGGCACCGTGGGCCAAGCGGTTCATTCGTCAGGTGTGTTCGTTCCCAGAAGCCAAAGGACACGACGACTACGTGGACGCACTGTCTCAAGCGTTGCGTGTGTTGCGTGACTCAGGGTGGCTGCAACTGGATCCGTTACCGGATCGAGACCACGACCACTCAGACGACATTGCAAAGCGTAAGGTGTACAACCCCTACGCCGCGTAAGGGGCGAAAACACAGACAAAAGTGGGTACTTAGCTATAGAGAATAACAAAAACCCCACCTCGGAACCTTTACATGAATCCAATTAAAACCCCGCAACAGATGCTTATGGAACAGGCAGGCCTACCTCATTATGTTGGTGGTGGTAAAGTGGCCATGGAACTTGGAAAAGATTTGATGCAGCAGTTTTCAGGTCGCATCCAAGAAGCCATTCGTAAATACGTTCGCGCAACAGGCAAGATGCCAACAAAAGAAGAAGTTGCGCAACTTGAACAGCACATTCAATCATTAACCAAACCAGCACCATCAACAACCCCAGCACCAACACGGGCACGAATTGCTGCTGAGACGCCGTTTCCAAATAAATTGGTTGATGCAAATGGTCGTCCTTATTCAGCTGTCCCTGATCCCGTAACTGGTAAGTTGCGTGCACCAGAAGAGATGAACGACTTCCGTGTCAAAGATAAGTTTGGCATGGGTCCTGGCAACATGGCCGCACGTAAGAAGCTGTATGAGGCACCACACGTAAATGCGTTTGGTGAAGATCCATTTTTATCGGTGGCTAACACGGGTCGTACGCCAGAACGTACGTGGTTGAAGTCATTTACGCCATCGACAGAAGAACTAGCGCAACGTGAGTTGCAGGCTGCGGAAACGGGTGTTGATGATGCGATGGGTGGTCTGTCTCAAATACGAATGACTGAGGGCGACATCCCAACAATTCAACCGTCACAGATTGCTGAAACGGCGAGCTCTTTAGAGGCGCCTGCAATGGACAAGATTAGCACTGAGATTTTGTTGGGTGAGCATAAAGATTTAGTGCGTCAAGTTGAGCAAGACTTTAGAGCGCGCGGAATTATTCCGGATCAAGAAGATATCATCAACGCGGTGACTGCGATGATTAATCCGATGCGCCATAACTACACGGGCATAAACCCAATTGGCCTGCGTCCTACACCTCCTCGTGGTCGCTTGACAAGAGAGGCTGAAGTTGAAATGAACAACTGGCGCGACTTAGCGCGTGCATCAGGTTTAAATGAAAAAACAATATCTGAACGCCCAGTTAACTGGAGCATGAAAAACAAGCAGGACTATTTGCTCGATACAGAACCTGGTAAGCGTGGGTCGTTTGCAAAAGATTGGGAGCTAGGTGAGTATGCGTCGGGCGGCATGATACCCTCTAGCAACCCAAATGATTCAAACTTTTCTGATGGTGGCTATTCAGGGCAAATGACTAACCAGTCGCGCATTACTGGCGCCACACCGCAGATGAACCCGACAAACAATCCGTTTCCTCATGCGCCACAAAATTTGAGCAATCAAATGACGCAGGCCAATATGTTTCATTCTAGCGGCCCGACCCAAGGTATGTCACCCGCTGATATGCAAGCGCAAATGTTGGTGCGTGGTTATGCTGACGGCAAGATCGTAAAAAAGTATAACGCCCCCTTTGGCGAATTTGCCCGTGACGTTGGCCGTTCAGCACTACAAGGCCTAACTATGGGTTGGGGCGATGAGGGTGAGGCAGCGATTCGTGCGTTAATGGATCAAGGCATGGACGCGTTTACAGCAAAACGAAAACTCTCTGAACTTGTCACAGGAAAAAAACCAACTTCCGCGTATGAGCAACAGCTTGCGCGAATACAAGGTGAACAAAAGCAATTTCAAGAAGCAATGCCTGGCGTTGATTTAATAGCAAATATAGTTGGTGGTGCACCGCATCTTTTGGTGCCGGCGTTAAGAGCTGCGACTATCCCAGCGATGGCGGCACAAGGTGCTATTTTTGGTGCAGGTGCAGCACAACCGGGTGAACGACTAGAGGGTGCCGCAATTGGCGCACCTTTTGGTGTTGCGTTGGGTAAAGGCATGCAACATTTAGGGAAATTTGCTTTGCCTGTTCTTGGTGGAGCAATTGGTGCTAGTCAAGCAAAACCAGGTGAAGAATTGCAAGGTGCTGGCATAGGTGTGCTTGGCGGTGCCGCAATTGGCAAAGGTGCCAACGCTGCGTATCAAGCGGCAAGACGACGAATGATGAACCCCGAGGCCAGACTTGCAGAGGAGGTATCTGGCCGCCCTTTTGATTTTCGCTCAGGGATGAAGGCGACCTCTTCCCCTGAGCGTCAAGAGTGGATTGGTCGATCACACGAGGCTGGTGTCAAGGCGTTCATGGAAAATGATCCGGCATACAAGGCAGCGGTGTACGCGTCATGGTTGGAGAGACGTCCTGAAATTATTAAGCAGTCGGGTGCTCAGAATTATGACCAGCTGATGAAGGCAATTTATGATCAAATGGCTAAAGAGACGGGACAGCAGTTTAAAGCGATACCCAACAAGATACGCATGTACGGTGAAGATGAAGCCGCACAAATGGACTACTTGGCAAGAGCCGCACGTTTAGGTCAAAAACCTGCAGAATTTATACGTGAACGATTGTCTGAGGGTAAACCATTTAGTATTTTTAAAGATACAGATAATCCGCACGAGTATCTTGCAAAAGTAGACCCCGTTACTGGGATGAATCAAAACGAACAATTTAGGGCCGTTCATGATTACTTTGGACACTTGGGCACAAAGAGGCCTAACACATTTGGCCCGAAGGGCGAAGAGAATGCTTGGCTTGCGCATCGTCAGATGTACTCGCCACTGGCTGAACCTGCTGTAACATCTGAGACGCGCGGAGCTAATAGCTTTGTAAATTACGTTGACCCAAAGAATTTGGCTTTACGTAAACAAGGAATGCCCACAACCGAATACGCAAAAAACAAACCCGTGTTGCTTCCCCCAGAGGCATCTGACCCCGCATACATGGGCGGTATGCCCGAATACCTAAAACGGATTATTAAATAATGGCACAAACTCCAGTCCTACCTATTCAAGCGGGTGGTAACCTGTCTGCTCTTTCGTTTGTCAAAGATCCAGATTCGGATGAACCAAACAAAGAAAAAGAGATTGAGAATATAGCAGACGCGCTTGATCTTGACATGGATGACGTAGAGCAAGAGATCATCGAAATGGAAGATGGCTCTGTTGTTGTCAACATGCAGCAAACCCAAAAGCCATCAGAGAACCCAGACTTTTATGCCAACTTGGCTGAGATTATTGATGAGGCTACACTTGATTCGTTGGCTGATGAATACTTAGACCTTATTGAAGTTGACCGCGAGTCTCGTAAAAAGCGTGACGAACAATACGAAGAAGGTTTGCGTCGTACTGGCATGGGTAATGATGCCCCAGGTGGCGCAAACTTCCAAGGTGCGTCAAAGGTTGTACACCCAATCATGGCAGAAGCCTGCGTTGACTTTGCTGCAAACGCATCGCGCGAGTTGCTTCCATCGGATGGATTGGTGAAGGGCAACATCGAAGGCGTATCGGATATGAAGAAACTTGACTCTGCTATGCGCAAGGTCAACTTCATGAACTGGCAGTTAACAAATCAAATTGAAGAGTACCGCGATGAGATGGAACAGCTGTTTACTCAGTTGCCGTTGGGTGGCTCTCAGTATTTGAAATGGCGCTTTGATCGAGACATGTGTCGTCCAGTTCCTGAATGGATCCCCATCGATAATATTTTGTTGCCGTTCGCATCGACAAATTTTTATTCATCACAGCGCGTAACTGAACAACAAGACATCACACAGGACACGTTTGAACAACATGTTGCGACGGGTGAGTATCGCGACATTGAGATATACAAAGCTGACTTAGACATAGACAAACAAACTAAGGCAGAAAAAGCAAACGATAAAATTGAAGGCCGCGAAGATCCCATTAAAAATGTTGACGGTCTGCGTCGTGTGTATGAGATCACCTGCTACTTAAAATTAGAAGACGACAACATTACTGAGGGTGATCGTGCCCCATACATGTTAACGATTGATGAGTTGTCGGGTAAAGTTTTGTCGTTGTACCGTAACTGGGAAGCCGGCGACATCAGGATGAAAAAGCTCGACTGGATCGTTGAGTACAAGTTTATCCCATGGCGTGGCGCATACGGCATCGGTATGCCGCATTTGATTGGTGGCTTGGCTGCCGCATTGACGGGCTCGTTACGTGCGTTGATGGATACAGCCCACGTCAACAACTCGATCACGATGCTGAAGTTAAAGGGTGGTCGTATTGGTGGTCAGACAGATCGCATTGAGCCAACACAGGTTGTTGAGATCGAGGGATCCCCTGGAGTTGACGACGTGCGTAAGTTGGCCATGCCCATGCCGTTTAATCCGCCGTCAACTGTTCTGTTCCAACTGCTAGGTTGGTTAACTGATGCGGCTAAGGGTGTGGTTAAGACCAGCGAAGGCCGTATTGCAGAGATGAATGCAAACACGCCGGTGGGCACAACGCAGGCGATGATTGAGCAGGGGTCTAAGGTATTCTCCAGCATTCACGCACGACTACACCGCTCACAAGCGAAGAGCTTGCAGATCCTGTCGCGCTTGAACTACTGGTATTTGGAGGATATGGATAACCAGTCAGGTGCGCAAATTGAGGTGGCTGACTTTGAAAACAGTAGTGATGTAACGCCGGTATCTGATCCTAATATTTTTAGTGAGACTCAGCGTCTAACACAAGCTCAGGCCACACTGCAGTTAGCTGAGAAGTTCCCTGACCTGTATGACAAGCGTGAAGCTAACCTGCGCATCTTGCGTTTGATGAAGGTGCCGGATATCGATAAGATATTGCCAGATCCAAAGGGATCGCAAGAAAGTAACCCAGCGTTAGAGAATGTGCAGATGACTATGGGCGGCATGGCTGCGGCGTTCCCTGATCAAGAGCACATCGAGCACTTGAAGGTGCACTTGGCGTACATGATGGACCCGTCGTATGGTGGCAGTCCCTTAATATCGTCGAAGTTAACGCCAATAATGTTGGAGCACATCAAGCAGCACCTGACGCTGCACTACCTTGCCTCGATGCGCAACTACGTGAAGTATGCAGCGGGTGGCGAGGATACGTTCAAGCTAAACGAAGAGCGTCAACTGGATGGCGCGGCACAAGAGGCACTGGCCGTTGCCGCACAACTGGTGAACCAAGACTCGCAGCAAGTGTTCCAAGGCATTACGCCAATCGTTCAAAAACTGGTTGAACAGCAACAGCAGGCTGCGCAGAATCAGATGCAGCAGGCGGCTATGGCAGATCCTACGGCGCAGGCGTTGGTTCAGACACAGGTTGCAGAGACCAAGCGTAAGGCAGAAGAGGCGCAGGCTAGGTTCCAGCTTGAGCGCGAGAAGATGCAGGCTGAGATGGCTGATAAGGTACGTGACTTAGAGGCCAAACTTGCAGAGCTTCAAGCCAAGATGAGTCTGGAACAGCAACTGACTGATCAAGATAACGCGGCCAAGATTGCGATTGCAGACATCAACAACGCATCGAAGGAGCGTGTGGCGACCATTGCAGCGGGTCAGCAAATGGATCAAATGCAACAGCAACAGGCACACGAGCAAGGGCTGCTTGCAATGGAAGCACAACAGCAGGCGTATAAAGACATGCAACAGCACGACATGCAGCAACTGCGAGAAGAACAGCAGCGCGCGCACGAAGAAACGCTACAAGCACAACAGCAATTTTTACAACAACAGCAGCAACTTCAACAACCCCCACAGGAGTAAGACAAAGAAAAAGAACAAGGTCTCCGCAAGGCATAAAAAATGACAAAAAAACCAGACTACGCAGAAGGCACTA